AATTTTGAATATTATTCCCTTTTCGGTGCAATAATTTTTTGCTGCTTCCCACTTTGCAGTATTTATTGCATATGTCATATTTTCCATTAATATTGTTTTTTTGTGTTTTTTATTGTGTTCTGGTTGTTTTGTTTGCTTTAGGGGTTTTATTTCTATTAACATAGTTTCAACTATTCCGTCTTTGTTTTTTGCTTCTATAAGGAAATCTGGAATATAAAAATGGACTTTATTGTCCATCGGAGAAACATAAGGTATTCGTATTGCCTCAAATGCCCATCTTACTATATTTTTGTTGCTATCCAGATACTTACAAAATCTTCTTTCCCAGAGAGAACGGCATAAAATTGAATTAATATTACCTATATATTTTGTGGGATTATTAGGTATGTATTTAGTCTTGTATGCCATATTAAATATATAGGAGCAACAATGCCCGGAACAGAAGCACTTTTTTCTTCAACTAAGATATTCCCAACTTCCCCAGAGGATCAAAAAAAGATCCCTTTGTGGTTAAAATTCTTTTGTTATGACTATACCGATAACTCTTTACTAAGGACATCTGCTAGTCTTGGAATAGGTCCAATGTTGAAGTGCATCATGTTACCTGCACCAAAAGAATTTGTTACAAAGACAGACAATATTTACGATACAGGTATACTCCCTGTCAATGTCACTCAAGCAGATCCGCAGAGTTATTCTAACGATGCTGGTAGAGTCATGGCAAATTATGCAACAGCAACTGCTGATTTAACAGAATTGACTCTATCTGCACCCACTTGGTTCGCCGAAAATCTGGGAATCGGTGCAAAGATTGATATGGATATGTCTGATACCAAATTCAGAGGAACGAATAAAAGACTCTATGGTTTTAAGATAGTTTTAGCAGCAAGAAGCACAGAAGATTCAAATGCTGCATCGGAAATATGCGAAATATTTGAATCATTTTCTTTACCACAAGCAAGAAGCGGATTGTTTTCTAGATTTGTATGTCATCCTCCCCTGTGGTTGTTTGGTATAGGGCCAGGACAAAATGCACAGATAGACCGTCAATGGTCAGGTCAACCACAATTGTCTGTTCTTGATCAAATCACCGTCAGTAAGTCTGGATTTCAAGATACTTATGGTATTGCCGATGAAAATGGGGAAATAAAACCATTATCACAAACAATTAATATGACATTTGTTGAATTAGAACCCGCCTTACGCAGTTCTTTGGTACAGAGTAGCACAATAGTAAACAGATCAACCTCTTTTTGGACATTTGGAGGCGCCGGACAAGATATTGCCAATATTGCTGGTGAGATTATTAGATAAAAATAGGAAATATAATGTACTTCGACTATTTTCCAACACTTGAATATAAATTTCAAAACGGTAATACTTTAGAATTGATTGATATTTTCAGAAAAGTATCATTTACTCAGACTACACTAGCGAATGATTCGATTTTTGACACCTATTATGTAACAAATGGTGCAAATGCAGAAATCACTTCTTTTAATTTGTATAGCAGCAGTCAATATTCATGGGTACTGTTTTCTTCCAATAGAATGCTAAATCCTCATACTGACTGGCCTAGGGAATATACATCCTTTCTTACCGAATTAAATTCAAAATATAATGGAACTGCATATTACATATGCAGAATACCCGATTTGCTTCCCGGCGATGTGATGATTAAAATAACAAAAGCTTCTTGCTCGGGTACAACTGCCAATGAAGTTTATACCAGTTGTGTTTTTTCATATGAAAGTCCTATAGTCACCTATAAAATAGTAAAAGAGTGGAATCAAAAATTTAGATATTTGGTAGCAGTCGGCGGGGGAAGTGGTTCTTTTTCTGTAAATGATACATTTGCAATTCTTAGAAAAGATTCAAATGGAGATTATAAAGCAGTAAATTTCAGAACACCCGACCCTAATGTAGTGTATACAGATAAAGTAACAGGCCCTGATGGATATACTAATATAACCATCGATGGTAATGAATTCACTATATTCAGAATAGCAAAAATAGATGAAGAGAAAAACGCAGCAACACAATTCATGAATAGCGGTGCAGTAGAATCGCCCTACAGAAAAGTCAGTTCACTTAATACTGCTGGATCTCTTACTGCATATTATTCAAATTCCAATACTAATATTAATAGTTACCAATCAACTACTCCTGTATTTGTAAATGCAGATGATTTTTCTGGTACTTTATTGGATGCATATGTTCGCGGTGTATTGCCTTCATCAATAACAGTAAAGACACCTTTGATTCTTCAATTAGAGGAAAACGAAAAAAGATATTCTGTTAGGGCATTGAAACCCAGATACCTTGAGGGTACAATTGGTTTATTTGAAAAAGCGATAAATAGTAATCAAGGAAGAGTTCTTTCTATAGAACTAAATGTATAATGGCTGAACAAAATATTGAATCTTTAACATCCGGTTCTCGTACTCCATCTTTTTTAGTCGGTGTAACTATAGAAAGAAAAGACGGAAAGGGAATTTTTGATTTGTTTTCAAATCAAAGCATGGGAAAGGGAAATGAACTATTAACTGAAATTAAAATAGTTCAAAGTATATTTAATCCCTATATTTCTGGTTACATTGAATTATATGACAAAGGTGATTGGGTAGGCGAACTGAATATAACTGGTTTTGAAACAATAACATTTAAATTTGGTGCAGATGCAGAATCTCAAAAAACCAAAGAAGTAAAAGCAAGAATTTACGAAATAAAACTAATAAATGATTTAACTCGTTCTCCTAAATTAAATGTTATTGAAAAAGCAAATTTATATAGATTAGAGTTCATGTCTGAACAGATATTTGATTCTCAATTTACAGAAAATTTCCTACAGAATAAAGATTTCGTTGGAGTAATTTCCAAATCAACAGAATCGAATTCCAAGATCAAAGGTCTGATAAATGAAATTTCAGATAAGTACAATCTAAAACCAATAGAAATTCAAGAAACACAAAACGGCGTTTGGATCAAAAAAGACGAAATATCAATTTCAGTTAGTAATGAAAAAGGACAATTTGAAATTGTACATCTATTAAATTATGTTACAAATTATGCTATTTCTCCAGAAAATCCATATGCTGTTAATTTCTTCTTTTGGCAAGATACAGATGGTTGGCATTTTAAATCGATAGAAAAATTAATAAACGAACAAAAAGATAAAAGTGATGACGAACTAACTTACTTTGTTCTTGGGACTGAAGATGAAGTAGATCCAAAAAGAGTAAGATCGATGGTTGTCAACAACCAATACAATTCTTTAAGTCTACTAAACGATAGAACACTTACTAGTTTTTACAAAAGAATAGAACCTGACTTTACTAATCCATATTCCGATTTCTTAAGTTCCTCTGATGGATTCACATATGATATTATAGATTATGACTATCATCGAGACTTCAATAAAGTATCCCACATAGAATCTAATAAATTAGTATCTGAGTCATTAGATACCAAATCATTACATAAAGGTTCATATAATTCTCTGACCCGTTTGTATGATGATCTTAGTTCGTTCTACGACTCTAGAAAATATAATACTCCATTTCAGCACTGGATACAACAATCTGCCGAGCGTGGATTTGGTGCAAGACCAGATCAAACAGCAACCATTTGGTGGGATTATCTAGGAAGAACCGCCGATTCTAGATGGTCGAATGTAACATGGCAAGCTCAATTTGATCTGTGCGAGTTGGATTTCTTAAAGTTCAATGACATATACACTAAGATAAGAGAACCATTAAAGAGTAAACGTGAACTATTCAGTCACAAAAAGAATATAAAAAGAAAATGGGAAGCGTATAGATGTGCAGTATGTTGTCTCGGATCTTCCAATTATGGTGGAACTGGTGATATTAAATTACTGAATGAATTCCGAGATACGAGTGGAATTACTTTTAATATTTTATTCGGTGCTACTGGTATATTTTCGGATGTGGGTACTGAGTATAAAATTGCTGCAGCAGGATCATTTACTGATGCGGTTAACTATGATATCAGAGATACTAAGAGCGAAAACGGTCTGACTCTTTCTTATGATTTCACCAAGGAACCATATAATAAAACAATTGGTGAATTCTATAATATCAAAGAAGAAATACCAAACTTTGTTAAGTATTCATTAGAACAAAGTATTGCTCTTTATGACCAAGCAATTTCTTTTTACGACAAAAGAATACAAATAATTCAATCATTCTTGGATAATGCAGATGATTATATTTCTTCTGCAAACTCTTATATTGCACAGAATACAAAGAATAGTGAAGGGACTAGTGCGCCAATCGATCCGACAACCGGCCCAACCCTTCAAACTACATGGAACGGTCCAAAGGAATTTCCATTCAATCCAGAACCACCTGTATTTTATGCTCCTTGGATGAACGGAACTCCGTTTCCATATAGACAACTACAAGAGGGAACATCTCTTTCATCCTATAATTATGTTGATGGTTTGGAATATATTTACGACGATGACCTTAAAATTATTGATATAAAAAATAAACCAACCAAACCAATACCTGATTTTGTTAGTAGATGCTCTAAAGAAAAATATATGCCCGGAAAGGCACATATTGTAAGAAATTTAGATACATTTAGACTGACAAACTACGGATCAGATACAAATCAAACATCTGATGAAGTTTTCTTTATAGAACCATTAAAATACAACATTTCAACTAGTGGTATTTTAGAGGGTCTATATTACAATCAATTGAGTAATGATCCGTATTCTGTGCCTGATGGAATAGAATCACAATACGAAGAAGCATCTAGGAGTCTAAGACAGTGCATTGACGACGGAAACTGTTTCAATACATTATGTTTTGAACCTCTGATAATAGAAATTCAAAAACGAATAGGTGAGCAGGAAATACAAATTATAAAATTTGAAAGAGATTTATACGTTTATCTCAGAAATTTGGCAAGAGATACCTTCATACCAAAATGGAAAGAGATGTATTCTGAGTGGTGGAATAGAAAAGCATTCTTTATTTCCAAACCAGTTGGAACTAGTATTTTTACTGGAATAACTGGAGGTAGACAAAATAAATTAATTCAACCACTTTCCTTACAAAATATAAAATCAATAAAGAGAAAAGAAATAAAAGGAAGCAGATACGAAATACTAGCAAAGTCTAAATTGGGTATAACTGGTGCTTCGGCCGGCCAGTGGTTATATGATATTTACTTTGCAAATAATGCAGAAAATAATCCAAATGAGTATAAACCAGAAAATGGAAAAACATGGTGGGAAAAAGAAAACAATCACCCATATTATAGTCAGGGATATGACACACGATATGGTAAATCTGCATTTGTTACAAAAAGAAAATTAAATTATTGGTATGAATATTACGATGCAAATCCTTTAAATAATAAACCATGGCAGACCGATAATGTTCTACCACTAAGCGACAGACAACAAAAACAAACCGCCTTTGTTATAGCAACAGAAAAACAAATGGAAGGTTTAGATTTAAATATCACTAATTTGGGATATGCATTAACTCATCTAGAATATATGCAACCTATAGTCGAAGATGATTTTATAAATGCATTTAATATTTTTGATGAAAATATATCTGAAAAGAAACCACCTAATATTAAAAAGGAAGAAATAAGTTCATATGTAAGAATAGAATTTATTAGTCCAATAGGTCTGGATCGAATTGCTGATTTTCCAGATGGATTTGTTCGTGATTCAGGTTCCGAATATTTCTTACCATATCTTGTTCAATTAACTGCCGGACCAAATGGAAGACAAACAGTAAGAAATAACATTGCCATTATTGGTATGGATCCATATGGATTTGATGTTGCAGTTAAGAAACAAAAAATAGAAAATAGGTACGAAGCAAGAGAATATTCTTGGTGGAACAAATACTCACCCATTAATTTTGGTTCAGATTTGAGCGATGCTGGTATGGATCTTTGGCCAGAACAAGGTTTTAATGTAGAGACTCCGTATTATACAACAGATATAGAAACAAGTATACCCCAAATCAAAGATGGATATTCTTTTGAATATTATTATTGGGAACGTGGTGGACCAAATTCAAAAAATCCGGGATTTGAATCAAAGGGTATAGACTCTCAATATAAGCAAACTGCTCTAGGTAGTGGTTATTTGATGTCTTCCCATAAAAAAATAAAACCACATAGATCTTGGTGGTCTTTCTATATTCCGACAAATCTATTTGTTAAAAATAAATTATTCAATCCAAGTCTTGGATATGCAAGTGGCACATTAAATCAATTTTCTTTTAATAATTTTTATGGTTATAATTCTGATGCTTGGTTTGGTCTTGGTACATATAGAGGTCTTCTTTTAGATTATTCTGTTTCAAATAATACTAATAACTATGGTTATTGGTATAATACTAATACAAACGACCAATCAATTACTAATAACAATCGTTTTGATTCTCGCTGGATTGAACTCAATTATGGTGGAGATACCATACAACTATTGAATGAATATGATCTTAATGGTAAATTTATTAAGAGCAGAGCACTAGATGGAGAATCTGAAAATATATTACCACACACAGATGCTTCTATAGAAGAGAAGTATCCTGAACTGAAGCAGTATTTTGCAAATGATGTTTTGCATTGGTTATCCGCCGATTATGCACTGTATAGACCCGGTTTAGTCACAGAAGATCTATGGAAATACGATTTGAGCGGTGAAACAGATTATGGAATAATTACACCGCCCATAAATGAACCCAATTATGATCTCTTTGATCAAAATTTTGCTGCACAATTTATGGTTTATGCAAAGACAAATAATCTCTGCAATAAGTTTACCTGTGCAAATCCTTTGGGAATTACCGATTCTTCTGGTTGCTCGGAAGATAATCCATATTGCAATTGTCCGGCACAAGACCAAATGCCAATAGAACCAGAACCCACATATCTGGAACTCTATAGTCTATACAATGAAATAAGGGAATGTGATTTAATTGAAGAGAATTTAGGCAAAGAGTATTTGGGTTGTATTTGGACAGATCCAAATAACCCATGCAGTTGCAATTGTCCAGAAATAGGCAAAAAATTCGCAGAATATCTAAAATATACAAGAACTTATGCCACTTTCTGGGGAACTCCGGCACATGTTCCTTTAAATCGAATTGCTCTTATGAATCAGCTGTCTAGTCAACAGATGTCGATAACAGTTGCAGCAACAGATAAAGTTAAGATTGGTGACATAATTCGCATATATCACGAAAACCCACAAACACCGACGCTATATTTAAATAGAGAAAAGGTATTAAGCGGAAAGTGGATGGTCATTGGTATGAACTACAAGTTCCTGAGAGAAACTGTGCAATATTTGGAATTAGTCCTGAGCAGAGATACATTACCCGTTTCCCCAGACATCGGAATAAGCCCAATAACGGCATTTAAGATATAAATATAAGAAATGAAAATAATACAGAACAATTTTTCAGATCTTCCGATGTTTTTAAGTAAAAATTTCTTTACTAAAGATATAAATTTGAAAAAAGATGCAATGTGCATCAAAGAATCCGTTAAAAATATCATATTGACTAGATCTGGTGAAAGACCATTTGATTTAAATTTTACCGGATATATCTACGATCTATTGTTTGAAAATATTATTGATTCCCAGTTGGCACAATACAAAGTACATATAGCAAACATAATTGGTCTATATGAATCCAGAGTTAGCGTAACTGATGTCATAATAGAAAGCACAAATTTTAATGTGGATATAGAGATAATATACAAGATTATAAATTTTGAGAAGATAGATAGCGTCAAATTAAGCATTGAGAGGACTCGTTAATGGCATATCCAAATACACCACCCCAATTAGGAGCATTAGATTTCGATAGCATAAAATCGAATCTTACTTCTTATCTAAAACAACAACCAGTAATCAAAGATTATGCATTCGAAGGTTCCGCAATGCAAACTTTGATAAATCTTCTGGCATATAATACATTCTATTATGCATATTACATGAACATGGTTTCTAGTGAAATGTTCCTAGATTCTGCACAGAGATTGGATTCTATAATTTCATTGGTTAAACCCCTTGGTTATACCGTACCCGGCCCAACCACATCAAAATCTAAATTGATACTAACGGGGATAACATCTACATCTACCGTTATAAGTAAACACCAGACATTTAGTGCAATAACTTCAGATGGTGTCAGCTATACTTTTTATACATTAGAAGATTATAATGTCAATGCGGATGGCGCAGCAGAAATAGAAATATATGAAGGAAAAGAATTAGTTTATCTAGAAAATGATGATGATGGTTTCGATGTTGAAACACTAGTTGATCTTACTCAACAAAAATATTACATACTAAACAAAAATGTAGATTTGTCTACTCTAAAGGTTGAGGTTAAAAAAGATGGAGAAACTTCTTTCTATGAATGGAAACTTTCTTCCAACATAGGATCCCCTTATGATGTAGATCAAAAAATATATTTTGTGGAACGATTAAGTGATGGATTTGCAATACAATTTGGTAAAAATAATCAATTAGGATTGGCATTAGAACAAGGAGATAAGATAAAAATAAGATATTTGACTTCAAGTGGTTCTAAAGCAAATGGTATTTTTATATTTAATGTAACTAATCCCAATTTTCAATTCGGTAACTTAGTTGTCAATTTGGTGAATTCTTCGGAAGGTGGGTTGGATGAACCATCTTTGGATATGATTAAATACCTAGCACCAAAATTGTTTTCTGCTCAAGGCAGAGCAGTCACTAAAAATGACATAAAGGCACTTTTAATTGAAGCACAAAAGGTAAATAGCATAAATGAATTTTCTGTATTTGGTGGAGAAGAATTATATCCTCCTAGATACGGAAGAGTATTTGTTTCTCTAAGATCCGGTACTTCTGAGGCTGCCATTCAAGATATTTTGAATTTCCTAAAGGAGAGATGTGTTATAACCATTCTACCGGAATATGTTGAACCAAAACAGTTCAATTTGTTCATGAAATATACTTTTAATTACGATAATAGATTTGCAAGTCAAAATGATAGAGAAAGAAAATTAGAAGAAGTTAAAACGTATGTGAGTAATAATTTCCTTGAAAACAATATTTTTAATTTGAATTTAAATTTTACAGATATAAAAACAGAAACAGATAGTAATGTATCTTCTGTTAGTTTAAATTCGGACTCAGTTGAATTATATTTTAGAGAAACAAAAAGTCCATCTAATGGTCAGTATTCCTATTCATTTGGAAATGAAATTAAAGCAAATTTGATAGATGATTATGATATCACTTCTACCTTTGTATTCAAGAATGGTCTTTCGGGAACATTGAGAATTAAAGTCAACCAAACATCATCTAGAACTTCGTTTATTCCATTACGAGCATTTACTACTACTGGAAATGAAATTGAGGGTGATTTTGGAAGAGTAAATATTTCTAAAGGCACAATTGAAATTTATGATATTGCTCAAACTTCCTATGTGCTCACAATTCCATTTAAAAACAAAAATTTCAATTCTACATTGAATAACATAGTGAATATCTATCAAGAGGGAATAGCAATAACATGATTGTAAT